TAGTGAGGACTTTAAACGTATTTTTACTAGCGTATCCTTACAAGCAGACAGTAAAGCTGCCGGACGTTGGAATACTAACAAGGGTGGTGAATACTTTGCGATAGGTGTTGGTGGTGCGGTAACTGGTAAAGGTGCTGATCTGTTAATCATAGACGACCCTCACTCAGAACAGGAAGGAGCAAGTTCTGATATCAATGTTTTTAATAAAACGTATGAGTGGTATACCTCTGGACCTAGACAGCGTTTACAACCCAACGGTGCAATTGTTATCGTAATGACTAGATGGCATCAGCGTGACCTTACTGGACAAATTTTAGATGCTAGTATTAAACGAGGTGGAGCTGATGAATGGGAGGTAATTGAATTACCTGCGATTATGCCTTCTGGTAAACCTTTATGGAGTGAGTTCTGGAAGTTAGAAGAATTAGAAGCCTTACGAGCTGAATTACCTGCATCAAAATGGTCTGCCCAGTATCAGCAAGACCCAACTGCTGAAGAAGGTGCATTAGTCAAACGAGAATGGTGGCGTACTTGGGAAAAAACTGAGCCACCTGAATGTGAATTTGTTATTCAATCTTGGGATACAGCGTTCTTAAAAAATCAACGAGCCGACTATTCAGCTTGTACTACATGGGGTGTATTTTATATAGAGGACAAAGATACTGGTTATCAAACTCCCAATGTTATTTTATTAGATGCTTACAAAAGAAGATTAGAGTTTCCTGAATTAAAAAGAACTGCTTTAGAAAAATACCAAGAATTTAAACCTGATGCTTTTATAGTTGAGGCTAAAGCTGCTGGTATGCCATTGATCTTTGAACTAAGAGCTACTGGTATTCCGGTGCAAGAATATACCCCTAGTCGTGGAAACGATAAGATATCTAGGGTAAATGCGGTGTCAGATTTATTTTCATCTGGCATAGTTTGGTGTCCTAAGACTAGATGGGCAGAAGAAGTAGTAGAAGAGTTTGCTGGTTTTCCTAATGTCGAACACGATGATTTAGTTGATAGCAGTACGCAAGCTCTGTTAAGATTTAGGCAGGGGGGTTTTATACCTTTACACTCTGACGAAGAAGATGAAGAATTATTACCAGATCGCAAAGCCGATTATTACTAGGAGATAGATGGCTATAGAAAAAACACCAGCAACTCCGATTGAAGGTTTTATAGAACAAGAACCAACAGCCGAAGAATTAAATATTGCTATAGAAAACCCAGACTCTGTTGCTATTAATACAGATGATGGCGGTATGTTTATAGACTTTGATCCACGTCCTGAAGTTGGACAAGTGGAGTTTAATTCTAATTTAGTTGATTACATTGAAGAAGATGAACTAGATAAAGTTGGTAGCGATTTGATAGCAGCTTATAAATTAGACAAGGATTCTAGAAAAGATTGGGAAGATACTTATACAAATGGTTTAGATCAACTAGGTTTGAAGATGGAAGAAAGAACTCAGCCTTGGTCTGGAGCTTGTGGTGTCTTTCACCCGATGTTGACTGAGGCAGTTATTAAGTTTCAATCACAAGCTATTTCAGAAATATTTCCAGCCAAAGGACCTGTTAAAACAGTTATTGTTGGTAAAGCTACTGCTGAAAAAGAAAAACAAGCCAACCGTGTTGAAGATTATATGAATTATCTTTTAACCTATGAAATGACTGAGTATCGTACTGAGACAGAAAAGCTTTTGTTTTCTTTACCCCTAGCAGGTTCAGCGTTTCGTAAAGTTTACTATGATCCAAATTTAGGCAGACCAAGTGGTATCTTTGTTCCCTCTGAAGATGTAGTGGTAAATTATGGTGCAAGTGATTTAGATACCTGTGATCGTGCTACTCATGTCATGCGTAAATCTGCTAACGATGTTAGAAAATTACAGGTTAACGGATTTTACCGAGATATAAATTTACCTGATGCTTCAGGCACTTATTCAGATATAGAGGATAAATACAGCGAACTTACTGGTGAAGTAGAAGGTGATGGCTACGATAAACGTCACACACTTTTAGAAATGCAAGTAAACCTTGATTTAAAAGGCTTTGAGGACGTTGTTGATAATAAAGAAACAGGTATAGCTTTACCTTATGTAGTTACAATAGATTATCCTAGTGGCATTATTTTAAGTATTCGCAGGAATTATTACGAAGATGATCCGCAAAAAAAGCGTAGATCACACTTTGTCCACTATCAATATTTGCCCGGTTTGGGTTTTTATGGTTTTGGTTTAATACATATGATTGGTGGTTTAGCAAAATCTGCTACCTCAATACTAAGACAATTAGTTGATGCAGGAACATTATCTAATTTGCCGGGTGGTTTGAAAGCTAGAGGTTTAAGAATTAAAGGTGACGACACACCAATAATGCCGGGTGAGTTTAGAGATGTAGATTTGCCGGGTGGTGCAATAAGAGACAACATTACTTTTTTACCATACAAAGAACCTTCTAATGTTTTATACAATCTGTTAAATACTATTGTTGAAGAAGGTAAAAGATTTGCCAGTATTTCTGATATGAAAATATCTGATATGAATAATCAAGCACCAGTAGGCACAACCTTGGCTTTAATAGAACGTAATATGAAAGTTATGAGTGCTGTACAAGCTAGATTACATTCAGCTATGAAAAAAGAATTTGAACTCTTTGTAGGCATAATACAAGATTTTGGCAATCCAAGTTACCCTTACGAAACTGAAGAAGGTGAAGATATTAAAGCTTCTGACTTTGATCGTAGAGTAGATGTTCTGCCTGTATCTGATCCAAATGCTTCGACAATGGCACAAAGAATTATGCAGTACCAATCTGCTTTACAATTAGCTTCAGCAGCTCCGCAAATGTATGACATGAAACAATTGCATAGACAAATGCTTGAAGTCTTAGGCATACCTAATGCAGAAAATATAATACCTGCTACTGATAATGTTCAACCAGTTGATCCAGTAACTGCAGTACAAAATTTAATAAACAATGTTCCAGTAAAAGCCTACCCACATCAGGATCATGATGCTCATATACAAACTATAGGAGCAGCACAAGATAATCCTGAAGTTATGGCTTTATTAGAAAAATCTCCTAATGCTGCAGGAATTATGGGTGCAGCATCAGCTTATGTAAACGATCATTTAACAATGAAGTTTAGAGATGAAGTAGAAAAAGAATTAGGTATTGAGTTACCACCAATGGGCGAACCAATACCAGCAGATATAGAATAACGTATATCCGACATGGTTGCCGAAGCTGCTCAAAGAGTTTCACAAACGGCAATACGTGAAGCCGAACAACAAAAACAAGAACAAGAAAGACAAGACCCACTATTGCAAATCAAAGCAGTTGAAACAGAAATTAAGAAAGCTGATATGCAACGCAAAGCAATAGCTGATGAACGCAGAAATCAACTTGCTAATCGTAAACAAAATGAATCTTATGAATTAGAAAAAGAAAAAATTGCTACTGAAAAAGAAATAGAAGGAGCTAAATTAGGACGCAATATTGCTAAAGATTTAATGGGTGAAGAACAAGATAACAAAAAGATAGCACGTGAAGATTATCAAAAAGGAGTTGACATAGGATTGCAAATAGCTAAAGATATGGAGAATGATAAATCAGAATGATATCCAAGAGCAATCATTATCAGAATTTCTGAAAAAAAGACTCCGAGATATCATGAATGATCGTGCAGATTTTTTAGCTACAGGTGATTGTAAAAGCTATCCAGAGTATCAGAAAATGTGTGGGGTCATTGAAGGTCTAGCATTAGCAGAACGTGAAATGTTAGATTGGATTGAGCAACATAAAATATAGGAACTCTGAATGGCTAAACAAACTGTAGAACCTAAAATAGAAGTAGAAGCTATTGACCAACCAGAAGTAGAAAAGGAAGTTAAAAAACAACTACCTGATCCAAAAGGTTGGAAAGTTTTAGTAGCAATGCCTGAAGCTGATGAAAAAACTAAAGGCGGTATTATTAAAGCTACAACTACTGTAAAAGATGAAGAAGTATCTAACATCTGTGGATATGTTTTAGAGTTAGGTCCAGATGCTTATAAAGATCAATCTAGATTCCCTAGTGGTCCTTGGTGCAAAAAAGGAGATTGGGTAGTCTTTCGTGCTTATTCAGGTACAAGAATGAAAATATACGGCAAAGAGTTTCGTTTAATTAACGATGATACTGTGGAAGCAGTAGTAGACGATCCTACAGGAGTAGTAAGAGCATGAGCGAACAAAGTATAAGTACCGAGTTTACAGAAGATGCCCAAGGCAACTTAAACCCACAAACTTCAGAAGATAAATTTTTTGGAGTACAAACAGAAATTACTAAAGAAACAACTAATACAGATAATTTAGAAGTAGAAGTTGTTGATGAAAATATCCCTGAACCTATAACTGAACAAGAAACTACTGCTGAAGTACCAGAAGAACAATTAGATAAAGAAATAGCAGATTATAGTAAGCGTGCTGGTGATCGAATAAATAAAATAAAAAAAGATTATCACGATGAACGCAGAGCTAAAGAAGATGCACTCAAACAATCTATTGAGGCAACTGCAAGACTTAAGACTATGCTATCTGAAAATCAAAGATTGCAGACGCTAATCAATCAGGGTAGCCAAGTTCTTAATGAAACAACGGTTGCAAATGCTGCATTTGCTAAAGAAAATGCAACAGAAAAATTTAAAAAAGCATACGAAGAAGGTGATGCAGAAGCGATGGCAGCAGCTCAAGCAGAGTTAGCAAAAGCTTCGGTAGCAGAAACTCAAGCACCACAATATGCACAACAGCTTCAAACTCAAGCTACTCAAACGCCTCCACAACCTGAATATCAAATGGAAGCAGAAACGCAAGCATGGGTAAATAAAAATAGCTGGTTTATGAATTCAAATAATCCTGAACACAAAAGAATGTCTAACTATGCTTTATATGTTGACCAAGGATTACAAGATGAAGGCTTAGTTCCAAGCTCTGCAGGTTATTACGACAGAGTAGACCAAGCTTTGAAAAAAGAATTTCCAAATTTTTTTGGAGTTACAACGCAAGATAATAGTGAAGTAGCACCACAAGAGGAAAAGCCACAACCGTCAAATGTTGTTGCACCTGTTACGAGAAATACAGGTAATAAAAATTCTCGCTCAGTTCGATTGACTTCGACCCAAGTTAAGTTAGCACGTCAACTTGGTATAACACCGGAGCAATACGCAAAACAATTACTACAGGAGTCGTAATGTCAGAAGAAGAAAAAACGATTGAAGAGAAATCTGAAGATCAAGTGCGTACCGTTAGATCGGCAAATGACCGAGAGGTCACTCAACGAGTTGAAAGTTGGGAAAATCCTTCAAACCTACCAAGTCCTGATCCCCAGCCGGGTTGGGTTTTTAGATACATAAGAACTAGTCTGTTAGGAAATACAGACAATCCTAATGTTTCAAAAAAATTCCGAGAAGGTTGGATTCCATGCAGATCAGAAGATCACCCTGAATTACATATTCACATGATGGATTACAAATCTGAATGGGCAGAAAAAGGACACATAGAGATAGGTGGACAGCTACTCTGCAAAATGCCAAAAGAGAAAGCCGATGCTAGAGATAAACACTTTAGGGACGTGGCTAAAACTCAAATGGAATCTGTA